GACAAGATAAAATCCTTTGGTTATAATGAAGTAATCTTAACTGAACGAGGTACAACATTTGGATATAACAATCTCGTTGTTGATATGCGTTCATTAGAAGTGATGAAAGAATATGCACCTGTCATTATGGATTGCACACACGCCGTACAATATCCAGGAGGTCAGGGAGGTTCAAGTGGGGGTGATAGACGTTTTGCTTCTGTTATTGCTTATGCAGCTACCGCTGTATCAATAGCAGGACTCTTTATGGAAGTCCATCCAGATCCTGATAATGCACCGAGTGATGGTCCTAATATGATTAAATTAAAAGATTTTCCAAAAATAATAGAACAAATTTTAGAAATTGATGGAGTGGTTAAAAAATGATTTATGGTAAAGTTTGGGGTCAGACAGAATCTCTTTTAGTGACTCCCATGATTGAAGTCCACAGAATCATTACAAAGTCTGGTTATAAATGTTCAGAACATTTACATAAACACAAGTGGAACGGATTCTATTGTATTAGCGGTAAAATGAATATTTTTGTACGTAAGAATGATTATGATCATACAGATAAGACAGAACTAAGACCAGGAAATTTCACTACAGTGAAGCCGGGTGAATATCATTGGTTTGAATGTGTAGAAGATGCTGAGGTACTAGAAATCTATTACGCTGAAGCAATCTCAGAAGATATTGTAAGAAAGAATACTGGAGGAATTATTTCGAAATGATTGATAGGAATAAGTTCAATCAAGAAATTGAAGATTTTGTGTATGAAACTGGTGAATCTTACATTGACGCAATTATCAATTTTTGTGAAAAGAATAATGTAGAGATTGAATCTGTTGCTAAAATGATTAATAAAGTTATCAAGGCGAAGATTGAATCAGAGGCTAGTGATTTAAATTTACTAACAGAGAAATTATGCAAGTTGCCCATGTGATGTCGTTTCCTGGTTTCAATGCGTATAAAACTTATCTTGCGCTGAGAAGTCATTTTACGACTGATTATGATTACTTTAAATATAATGGTAAACTGAGAGTAAAGGAGGAATCTTTTTTAAGACGTAAAGACAAGTTTTTCTTCGAGAAGATAGAAAGGAGGCATAAGAAGGAACTTGTTCCATTCTTCGTTTCAAATCTAATCAAGGAGGATAATAATTGGAGTGGAGGTCTTGTTTCTGACAAGGCTGAACAAGTCTTTAACGAATGGAAGAGAAAGTTCCAGTCACTTAAATATTCATTCCGTGAAGATATGAGTAAACTTCGTGATTATATGGATCGGAATGATCTTCAGTTTGATGAGGTGTTTCAGTGTGATGATGGGCAACATCCAATAATTCTGAAACTTCTCATCTCTGAAGATATATCAATCGAGTCTTTTATTATACTAGACAAAGTGCTAGGATTCGTGAAAAAGATCAATAAATACGTTGACGATTTCATTTGGATCGAGTATAATAAGAAGATAGTAAAGTATTCGTCATTTATTGAAATTGATCCAAAGGAGTATCGTCATGTCGTAAAATCTATATTTGTTTAAGTCGTATAAAGTCGTATTAAGTAGTTTTAAGGAGAATCAAAAATGGCAGCAACATCTTTTGCCGCACTCAAGAAGTCAAGTAAGTCATCACTTCGTGACCTAGTAACAGCAGCCGAAAAGGTCACGGCACGAGACGAACTCAACACAAACGAAAATATCTGGAAGCCTGAAGTAGACAAGTCAGGAAACGGATACTCAGTCATTCGATTCCTACCAGCAGCCCCTGGTGAAGAACTTCCATGGGTCAAGGTATACAGTCATGGATTCCAGGGCCCTGGTGGTTGGTGGATTGACGAATGTCGAACCACAATCGGCGAAAAGTGTCCAGTTTGCGAACACAACACTATGCTTTGGAACTCAGGTGTAGAGTCCAACAAGGATATTGTTCGTAAGCAGAAGCGTCGATTAAACTATTATTCCAATGTTCTAGTCGTATCAGATAAGGCAAATCCTCAGAACGAGGGTCAAGTGTTTCTTTATCGGTATGGCGCAAAGATCTTCGAAAAGATGCAGAATGCAATGCAACCTCAATTTGAAGATGAAGATCCAATGAATCCTTTCGATTTTTGGGAGGGTGCTAACTTCAAGTTGAAGATTCGTCGATATGAAGGTTATCAGAACTATGACCTATCAGAGTTTGATAAGAGTTCTGCTGTATCTGACGATGATGCAAGGATTGAAGAGATTTGGAACTCTCAACATCCACTATCTAAGTTTCTTGATGTATCTGAGTTCAAGTCATATGAAGAACAAAAGACTCGACTCAATCGTGTTCTTGGTCTTGATAGTGGTCCTGAACTAAATGAAGTTGCTCCAGCACCTCAACCTCGTGTTGCGGCAGCTAAGGAAGAAGATAGTGTTCCTTGGAGTAATGATGATGAAGAAGATGACGATAGTCTATCATTCTTCAAGAAATTGGCAGAGGAGGATTGATAAAATATCAGAGGGGACTTCGGTCCCCTCTTTTTTTTATGCAGCAGAAAACCGAGACGCGACAGATCTTGTTGGCGATTGTGTATATTGAGAAATACCACCAGAAATAGTAGTTTGACGATTACTATTATTGATAATAGTCTGTGATTGATCTACACTAGTTGGTGAAGAGGAACTAGGTGACGCTATAACTATAGGAGCTTGTGGTTTCGTTGCGTTATTCATTGAAACCATCTCCGCTTCTAAACTATTCATTCTAGGAGATCCAGCTTGAAATGTTGGTGCCATCATTACTGTTTCTCCTGGCATCCGGGATTGGAGTAACATCGACTTATAGACATTTGGTAGTACATTTTTACCGCCCACGCTGGTTTCGTTCAATGTATCATTTCCGGTACCACCGATGGGAGATGCATCGTTTCCTCTAGTTAGTTTTTCTCTTCGTTTTGATAATTCTTCAATTTCCTGTTCTCTTTTATCTATTAGTTCACCGCGCGGTTGCTTCTTGTTCTCTTTTTGTCTATTTTTCGCTTCCTCAACCCAGTTTTGTTTTTCTAAAATTTGATTATCTATTTCTTCAAGTTCTTTTGCTGGTGCTGCTTTTACTTCTTCAAGGTTCTGTTTTGCTTTATCAGCCCGTTGTGTTGATCTAAATATACCTGCCGCCTCGACTGAGCTTATACGATCTTTCTTTTCAGCCTTACGTTTTTTATTAAGATCGTAAAGTTTCTTATCATCAACCATACCATTTTCGTTCATTACGGAAGCAATTTCTTCTTCAGTAGTTCCATATTTTTCTAATCTTTTATTTTTTGTTGCTTCTGTTTTTTCAACTTTTTCTGTTGCTTCTTGTTCTTTCATTCCCTGTGTATCTGAATATTTTTCTATAAACGATTTTACACCATCTGGGAGCGCCCAAGAAGGAAGGCCGGTTAATAGATTGGCAACACCACTAAACAATCCATCTATAATAGCATCCCATATCTTTGACATACCATCTTTAAAACCTTGTATTTCTGCATCATCAAGAGAAAATATACCGACTACTGCTCCTACTAGTCCACCTATAGCCGCTCCTATAGCAGTACCTATAACTGGAAATACACTACCTAATGCAGCGCCATACGCTGCAAACTCAAGTGCTTGACCTCCAACTTTTGCTAATGCCGGTGTCGCTTCTTGAAGACCCGTCATAGACTTTCCCATTGCAGTATTAGCTTCTTCACTAAAATCTTTTTTCGTAAACCAATCTGCTATACCGTTAACTGCCGTTTTTGCCATCATCCCAGCGGCAACAGCAATACCAGCAATACCTAAAGCCTTAGGTGTAAGACCTTTCCCTAACGCTTCTGGAAGAAGTTTTTGGGCACGTTCAAGACCTGTTTTTATAAGACTGCCCGATGAACTATATAAACCTGTAATAAGTTTTATAGTGGTTCCTGGCATTAGCGTAGCAAACAATCCTGCTGCACCAGCTATCTCACCAGCGTTTTCTCCAAACCATCCATCAAATGATGTACCTAACCATCCTTCTAATTTTTCTTTTAACCAGTTTCCTGCAAATTTAAATAGAGAGAATATTATACCTCCTCTAACACCAAGGATACCAGTAACAACAAGATCAGAAAAATTTAATTGACTAAGATAATTTCCAATACCTCCCATTATAGAAGGTCCGTATTCTTCTACTTTTTCTTTAATAGATTGAACAATTTTATCAAATTTTTCTGGAGCAAAAAATGCTGCTAGAAGCGCCCCACCAAGAAGAGTACTTAAAACACCACCAAGAGATATACCCTTTCCTACTTCTATAGCTTTATCTTTTACGCCCGTCGCCGCGCTTTTTAAAGTAGTACCAAATTTAGACTCTCTTTTTTCTTCAGCGGCCGTCGCTCTTTCGCTAGCACGATTAATTTCCTCAGTAGTCTTTTGTTTTTTATCTAAGTTTAAATTTTCAGTGTTTACCTTCAAAACAGATGCGAATAATTTTCTAAGACCTCTGATATTCTCATCTATGCTTTGAACAGCATACATGGTGCTTTCTTGAAATGATAACGCCACCATATCAGAAGTAGCTGCACCAGATGGATTAGGGTTAGGAAGCATTTTGTCTGTTCTTCTCTTCTTGTTCTCTCAGATGTTCT